TACTAGTAGAATACACTTGGCTAGAGCCCACTTTTTTATGTTTTGATGATTGGCTACATGCAGATAGAGCAATAGCTGTTAGTGCAACGACCCCAATTCCAACAAGTTTCTTCATAACAATTCCTCCCAGATTCTCAGCTTTTAACGTCGTTCGGTGTTTGGACGTAGGTTTTCGTTAATAATTGTAATCAACCCCATACGCCGTGTGTAGATCCTCAAGCGTTTGAGGAAGACGTTCCTGGTCTTCTTCGTAGTAGATAGTAAGCAGGGCGGTCGAAAAAACTGCCGCTTCATACTCAGACTTTGAATTGGTTCGTTTGTTTAGATGGTAGTAGGCTGCTACTCCCTCATGGAGAACTACGTGACCAATCTCGTGTGCCAAAACGTCGTAGCGCTTGGGGCTGTCCTGAACTATTCTGTTGAGTAATACAGTAGGCTGGCCAAAGTAGTATTGAGTTTTACCTAGTAGGCGTGGTCCAAGGTCACACCACTTTATGTCGATGTTCATTTTATCCGTGAGAGTGAAAGGATTAGCGGTGCCATACCGTTTGGCGATAAAGCTGGCAGCGTCCTTAATCTTGATGGACTTGCTCATGGCGTCACTTCCCTTGCTGACGTTTGTGGTCTTTCAGCTTTTCCCAGAAAATCTGGGTGATTGCTATACGTAGTTTTTCGTTCTCTTCTTCCGTTAGTGCATCTCCGCCGAAGTTAAGACTGTTTTGGGCGGCATCGTCCTCGAGATATTGCTTGAGGTCGGTGACGTCTTTTTGAGTTGCCCACTCTGGCGTATTGTCAGTTCCGAGCAGGTAATCAACCGTTACCCCGAGAACGTCCGCAACAGCAACGAGTTTGTCTGCGGTGGGTTGTGAGTCCTTCCACCTATAAATGGCGTTTTCACCTATTCCGGCCTTAACTGCGACCTGTTTAACATTCCAACCACGTTTTTTTCCTGTTTCTTTAATTCTTTCAAAAAGCGTCATGAAGGCGTTCCTCCTAAGGCAGAACGTTATAAGTACCGAAAAACGGAATTGATGCTTTACAAAAGTACCGTATTCGATTATTATAAGTTCATCAAGTAATCAGCGAGCATTTAATAAGCCCCAACAACAGTGTGTTCTTTCCCGAGAGTGACTGTTGGTGGCGTGACATTATCGCTTAGTTTGCTATGCCCAAATAGTACCGCGTTCGATACTATTTTGCAACTACTTGATAAGAAATTACGGAAGGAGGTGATTTTTATGCCAGAACAACAGCTACAGGATGCAGCGCTTGAGATTCAGATGTTGATTATCCGTAAGCGTAAGGAACGCGGATGGTCGCAGAAGGAGCTAGGCGAACACATTGGCGAGAATGAGGCCGAGGTTAGCCGCGCAGTCAACGGGACGCTAACACCGAAAGCCATCGCAGTTCGCCAAAAGATCTATGACATTTTGGATATTAAGGAGGACTAGTAGAAGAAAGGTGAAACACAATGCAGGAAGCATCATTTGGTGAACGGCTACACGAAAAACGACTGCTACTAAACCTATCACTGGCCGAGTTAGCGCATAACCTCAACGATTGGTTAACAATCAACGAGCCGGATTCTAAATTGGCATTCAGTAAGAGCATGATTTCACGCTGGGAGAACGGCAACGCCGACCCACAACTGTCTTATGCGAACGTTGTTGATAAATACTTCATGGAACTTGGTGCAGGAAAGATTAAGGAGGCAATTCTGATGGCACACGAAATGACATCCAAAACTCAAGGAGTCGAAGAGGAAACCGAAATCGTTAATAAAATAATCGACTTGTTAACGCAAAAAGGCTTCACACTCAATAACTTTGATGCAGTTATTGCACGCGTGAAGTCTTACTACGAAAAGAACGCCACTATTTAGACCAAGAGTAGCGGAATTCTTCCCCTGAACCGTTATCGACAATTAAATACCATCGGCCAGGGCCAGATGCTGACACAGTTACCGGGGTTTGCTCGAAGTGTCCGCCGAAATATTGGAATCTGTCTCCACGCTGTCTGCTGTTGAAGTTGGACTGGTCCACTAAATAAACATCGGCAGAGTGTTGCAGATGAACGGTTGCACTAATATTTCCTCCCGGATTATCGAAATACGGAATTTCCATTTTATCACCTCCTCTCGGAGGCAATTATCTCACTAGAAAGGACTGATTAACATGGAAGCTAAGGGCGCTATTACAAAGCGCTATCTCAACGCCATCCAGGCGTACACGTACCTGGGCATCGGCAAGACAAAGTTTTTCGAGCTCGTCAAACGTTCGCTCATACGTGTGACCATCATCGGCGGCACCAAGCGCTATGACGTGGACGATTTAGACAGTTACGCGATGAAAGGCAAGGTGTAACCATGGCAGACTTTTGCACACTATTACTAATCTGCTTAGGCATCACAGTCGTCATTACGACTGTGGGTGAGGCCATCGTAAACAGAATCATCGAAGGGAGGTGAGCACAATGGAAATATGGCGAACAAGTCCGCAGGCTATCTATGACCGCGTGGCCGAGCTCCGGTTAGCAGCGGCCAAGGACATGTCAGACAATATCTGCGACGACAACGTTGGCGACGCCGAAGTATCCGCCACCGAGTTTCGCGTCCTAGACGAATTAGCATCTGACATCGAAGCAATGGAGCACGAAAAAACCGACACGGTCGCACCCGTATCGGCAGAATAGAAAGGATATCTATATGACCACATTATATCACCTTACAGCGCAGGAAGATAAGCTCCGTGCGCTGGGCAACGAAGACACGCTGGATCCACGCGTACTTGCTGACACCATGGAGTCCATCCAGGGCGAGATTGAGGACAAGCTCATCAGCTATGTGCACGTCGCGGAAGAAGAAAACGCGACTGTGGACGCCATCGACAAGAAAATCAAGTCGCTCCAGGCGCGCAAGAAGTCGCACCGCAATCTGGCTATGAGGCTGATGGAGACCGCTAAAGCCACCATGGAAGCCCACGACTGGCAGAAGATTGAGACCGACGAAACGTTAGTCCGCGTCCGCAAGAACCCGGCGAGTGTTGACATCGTGGACGAAAGCAAGCTGCCCGTCGACACGCTGGTCGAGCATACCGAGTACCGGCCGGACAAGACTTTGATTAAGAAGCGGCTACAGGCTGGTAACGAAGTGAACGGCGCAATTTTGAAGCAGACAACACGACTGGAGGTCAAGTAAATGGAGTTTACCGAAAATGACGACATGCTCGTCATCCACACTAAAACGCAACGTCAGGGCACCGCGCCGGTGTTCATCAGTATTCCGACCCACCGGAAGTTGAAAGCCATCGCTGGCGAGACCAACGTCTCCATGCGCGACCTGATGGAGCAAATCGTGCAGTTTGGCCTGGCACACATGGTAATCAAGGGCGGTGACGACAATGCAGCCGATTAAATCAGCGTCCAGCCTATCCCGGACAAAAGACTGGCGGGTACTGCTATATGGCAAACCTGGCGTGGGCAAGACAACCGCCATCAGCTATCTCAAGGGCAAAACGCTTGTGCTAGATCTAGACGACTCTAGCAAGGTACTGGCCGGTCTGCCAAACATCGACGTACAGCCGTTTGACCGCTCAAAACCGTCGGACGAGTGGGTTGCGTTTCTCACCGACCTACCGGCGCGTATCAAGGGTTACGACAACTTAGTTATCGACAACGTCAGCGCGTTTGAAAAGGACTGGTTTGTCGAGCAAGGCCGCAATAGCAAGTCCGGCATTCGCAACGAGCTACAGGATTACAGTGGTTGGACTAATTATTTTGCCCGTATCATGAGCACGATTTTTATGGACGCGCCCATCAACGTACTGGTCACCGCTTGGGAAAACACGCGCAACATCACCGCCGAGTCCGGCCAGTCGTTTTCACAGTATGCGCCAGCGATTCGCGACAGTGTGCGTGACGGACTGCTGGGACTGACGGACGTCGTAGGGCGGTTGATGGTCAACCCGAAGACGGGTGGCCGTGGAGTCATCTTGGAGGGCACAGACGCCATCTTCGCGAAAAACAGACTAGACCACCGGACGTCGGCACCCATCGAAGAACTGTTTAACTTCGGCGGGCAGACTGGAGGTGACGGGGATGACGTACACGCTACATCCGTACCAGGAGGAGCTAGTCAACCAAGCAAGACAAAAGCTAGCGGCGGGCAGTAAATCAGTTCTACTGGTCTCGCCAGCCGGGTCAGGTAAGTCCGTGATGATTGCCGAAATTGTCCGGATGGCAACCGAAAAAGGCGGTCACGTGCTGTTTACGGTCCACCGTCGGGAGCTAGTCCAGCAAATCGTCAATACATTTATTGAGGACGGCATCAATCTCCAGCGGTGCACGATTTTGACCATTGGCAAGGTTAAAAACCGGCTAGGATCACTACCGACACCCACACTAATCATAACTGACGAGACGCACCACGCTCTGGCTAAGACGTATCGAACAGTGTACGACTACTGGTCAGACGTCCCACGACTAGGCTTTAGTGCCTCACCCTGGCGGCTATCTGGTCAGGGTCTCGGAGATGTGTATGACGACATGGTCGAGGGCCCGACGGTTGCATGGCTGATTGACCATCAATACCTGGCACCGTTCGACTACTACGCACCCACATTGGCAGACATTGGTTTGCTGGATAAAGCGTCCACCGGTGAATTTACGCAGAAGTCAATTGACGAGGCTACTAAGGGCATGGTGTACGGCGACGTCGTCAAGCACTATCGACGTTTAGCCGCAGACCGCCAGGCGATTATCTATGCACCGAGTGTGGATGCTAGCAAGCGCGTCGTTGCCGCATTTAATGCCGCCGGCATTACGGCTGAGCATGCGGACGCGAAGACCCACCGTAAGGACCGTGAGCGCATCATGGCCGACTTTAAAGCTGGCCGACTCACTATCTTATCTAACGTCGATTTAATCTCAGAAGGGTTTAACGTACCGGACTGCGGTGTGGTCATCATGCTACGACCGACAGCTTCACTGGTGCTAGACATTCAGCAATCAATGCGGGGCATGCGCTATCGACCAGGCAAACGTGCGGTGATTATCGACCACGTTGCGAACGTATGGAGGTTCGGGCCGCCGGACATGCCGCGTAACTGGACGCTGGACAACCGCAAAAAACGCACGCGTAAGCAAGACGACGCACCAGCGATTAGGACGTGCCCACAATGCTTCGCGGTTATTCCCGGCGGCGTCACGGTTTGCCCGGTGTGCGGATTTATCCAACCGAAGCAAGCGCCGAAGCCGCAGGATGTGGATGAGACGGCCAGGCTCAAAAAAATTACGACCGCTGACTTTAAACTGCAAGTTCATCACCCGGACCGACGCAATCCAGAACAAGCAAACAGTTTTGAAGACCTAGCCAGTATCGGCAAGACTCGCGGGTACAAGCCAGGCTGGGCCTACTATCAAGCAAAAGCACGCGGCTTTAAACTGCCGCAGAAAAAAAGGAGAGCATAACAATGCCATTTATGACAACCAACTACAGCAAAAATCAGGAAAACAGTTACGAACCACTACCAACCGGCGATTACGAGATGATTATCACCCAGGCGGGTGAGCGGGCCACACCGAACGGAGCGGAGTCACTGCAAATTCGTCTGACTGTCCGGAACGACCTGGACGAAGCGCTGCCAAACACGAACGGCAAGTACCACAACCGCGTGGTTTTCTGGGACAACTGGCGGCGTAAAGCAACCAGCGAGTACGACCTCGACCAATTACAGTACGTACTGGACGCTGCCAAGATTCCCGAAGGCACGGTTCTCAACAGCATTGATGACTTTGCTAACGCCATCCTGCACAAGCCGGTACTGGTGCACGTCAAGAAAGCCAAGGACACGTACAACGGCGAAGTGCGCGATGTCAACACGGTTGCACCATGGGATATACACGAAACCAAGTTTGCGACCGTTCAGCACGAATTCTCACAAACAGACGAAGCGGCCGGCAATCAACAGAACGATGGCGGCGTCGAAGTTACCGACGACGACCTGCCGTTCTAAGCGGAGGACAGTAAATGTATGATCAGATACCGGCAGAACTTCAGTCCCTAGCTCAGTGGGGGCTGTATCAAAAAATCTGGCAGCCTGAAAAGCAGAAGTATACGAAGATTCCGTACAGTGCAAAAACGGGAACACAGACGTCCACAACTGATAGCAAACAGTGGGTGACGTTTGATGAAGCCAAAATAGCACTGGCTGCCTATTCAATGGACGGCCTCGGTTTTTTCTTCGCGAACGGGTATTTCGGCGTGGACGTCGACCACATTGGCGGTGAGATTGCTCGCTATCGTGATGGCGACATCACCGACAACCAGGCGTATGAATTTATGGCCGCCATGCACAGCTACACCGAGGTCAGTATGTCTGGTGAAGGCATCCACATTATCGGTAAGGGGCATATCCCCGGTGACCGACGACGGTCGGGTGACGTGGAAATGTACGATTCTGGGCGATTCTTCGCCATGACGGGCAATCGCCTTGGTCCGTATACCGCAGTCACTGCACCCAACGAAGCGAAGTTTAAACGGTTATACACGAAGTATCTGGAGCCGAAGAAAGTCATCGCGATCCATCAAGGCCGTGACGATGGTGGGCCGAACAGCATGCCAGCCGATGAGATTGTCGCCAAGATGCTCGCCAGCAAGACCGGCCAGCGTATCAAACTACTTCTTAATGGTGGTTGGGAGCAATTTTATCCATCACAGTCCGAAGCGGACTTGGCACTCGCCAACGACCTAGCATTCTGGACTGGCCGCGACTACAGCAAGATGGATGAGATTTTTCGGCAGTCGTCGCTCATGCGGTCGAAATATGACGAGAAGCACGGCAAGACGACGTATGGCGCGGGTTTGCTCAACAAGGCCATCAACGACACCGATCACATCTATCACCCGGAACGCGAGCCGCTGAAATACAAGCTCAACTTCGGGCACAAAAAAGATGGCAAACCCAAGGACTTCCCGCCGCACTCGTGGGACGACACTGGTAACGCACAGCGGCTGGTGGATCGCTTCGGTGATGTACTCCGGTGGTCACCAATCGATAAAGCCTGGTACGCGTACAATGGCAGCTTTTGGACGATTGACACGACCGGTGAGCTCGGCAAGATGGTCGACCTGACTATCGACGACCTGAAAAATGAGAAAATCATCTGCCCACCGGAGGTCAAGCCGGAAGACATGCAGCAGAAATGGGCGGCGTTTATGAAGACTAGCCGTCAGCATCGCAGTAAGAACGCGATGGTGGAAGAGACCAAGCACCGATTGACTGTCCAGCCAGATGAGTTCGACCGCGACAGCATGTTATTTAACGTCGACAACGGTTACATCGACTTGGCGAGTGGTGAGCTCCACGACCACGCAGTTAAGCAGATGTTTAGTCAGCAAGGCAACTTTGAGTATACCGACAAGGTCGACGCACCCGAGTGGCAACGATTTTTAGAGCAGATATTCGATGGTGATACAGCGCTGATTGAGTATCTGCAAAAAGCACTAGGTTACTCACTCACCGGTAGTACCAAAGAGCAGGTCATGTTTATCCTACACGGCAAAGGCCGTAATGGTAAGTCAATCTTTCTAGAGACGGTGTCGAACATCATGGGTAGCTACGCCAAGACCATACAGGCAGAGACCATCATGGTGCACCGGCAATCGGGACCGAACAGTGACATCGCACGACTCAAAGGTGCACGTCTGGTCACGTCTAGCGAGCCGAACGAAGGCTATCGACTGGACGAAGGCTTGGTCAAGCAACTGACAGGTGGCGACAAGGTCACGGCCCGCAAGCTATACGGCCAAGAGTTCGAGTTCGAACCGCAATTTAAGCTCTGGCTGGCGACCAACCACAAGCCGATCATCCGCGGCACGGACGATGGTATCTGGCGGCGATTGATGTTAATTCCGTTCCGAGTGCAGATACCGGACAATAAAGTCGACCGTGACCTGAAATATAAATTGGAGCGCGAGTCTATCGGCATCCTGAATTGGATGGTTGACGGCGCGTTGAAATGGCAACGTGAGGGCTTAACCGCTCCGGATGTGGTGATCGAAGCCAGCAAGAATTACCGTTCCGAAATGGATGTGCTCACCGCGTTTGTCGAGGACGTCGGAGAGGTGGGACCGGGCTTCACCTGGAAAGCCAATGAGGCGTTTAAGGCATATAAAAACTGGGCGAGTGAAAATGCCCAGTACATGATGAGCAGTACAAAATTCGGCAAAGAAATGGCGGACAAGTACCCGCGGAAACACACGAAATATGGAAATGTGTACCAAGGTGTGAGACCAATTACAGACCCGCGTTTAAACTTTGCCAATAATTAACTGTATTTTAATCAAAATCACAAAAGGTGAAGGCAAGGTGAAGGGTCGCCCAGCGGCGCAAACCCGCATGGCTGTAAGTGCTCAACCCCTATTTTTACCTAGGTGAAGGGTTACTTCTGAAAGTATTTATAAGTAATAAAAGTATATATATAGGGATACTTTCCGCGATTACCCTTCACCTGCTTCACCAATGGAGGTTAACGCCTACAGCAACAAGGGATACAGAGTGCAAATTACCCTTCACCTTGCCTTCACCTTTCTTCACCGAAATGGAGGCATGAAATGACCGGACTGGAACGAATTAGACAGTCAAGAAAAATGTCACGACGTGGGCTGGTCGAATTGCTTTACAGAGATAAATACATTATCTCTGCGACCACCATATACAATCACGAACGAGGTAGACACATTGAGCACGAAACGTTAGAGCGATGCGCTCACGTTCTGGGCGTGTCAGTGGAAGCACTGCTATGAAAATCAAGTCAGAACATGCAATACAGTCAGAAATTATGCTGGCGGTTTCGCGACATGGATGCACCATCATCCGTACGAACGTCGGCACGGTAAAAACTAAGGATGGACGCCTGTTTTCAGCTGGGCCACCACCTGGGTGGCCGGATCTAACCGGATTCCGGCATAGTGATGGCCGCATGATTTTAATTGAGTGTAAAAACGCCCGCGGTCGTCTACGTGATGACCAGAAACGCTTCGCGGCGATGATTAAGCGATATCCGGCCGTAATTTACGGCGTGTGTCGGTCAGCAGAGGACGCGGTGCGATTAATCGAGGAGGCAGAATAAATGTATGTGGAAGTAAACGACGGCCATTCCCAGCGGGTGACGACCTATCACCGGGCGAACGGCCAGGAAGCTAAGCGGTACGCTGATATCGACGACCTGCAAATCGGACAGGTGGTGGAAGCGTATGCGCAAGCTCACGAAGGCTAAACAGCAGGAGTACGACATCCGGCATCAGCTGTCGCCAGCCGAGCAATTGAAGTGGGACCGCAAGCAGGCGGCGAAGAAAACGGCTGACGCATACCGTAAACGGCGCGAACAGCTACGCAAACGGCATGAGCGTGACCGTAAGCTGATGGACGCCATACACACCATAGAACGCGTGTACGGCAGTATTACAGCCGCACCGGCCGGTAGTCCGGAGGTCACGGCAGTCAGGCTGATTGTGGATGCACAACCGGCACCAGAGAAACCGGTGGTGACGCGAGAAATGGCGATGTACTACCGAACGTACAAGGCAATCGGCGACCAGAAGCGGGCAACGAAGGCGCTGGGTATCGGCATACAGACGCTACGCAACGCAATCGTGGCCGTGGAAGAAAATGGAGGACTTGGGAAATGAGCTTATACGCAATTAAAGATGAAGACGGGGAGCTGCGGGACACAGCGTGGGACAGTCCAAACATCACCCGAGAATTTTACGCGTACACTGGCGTCAGTGTTGATGACGCTACAAGAAAAGCGGCTAAACACCGCGGTAGCCGTGTCGTCGAGCTGGTCGAGAAGTCGGAGCCGGTGGAAGTTGTTGAGAAGCAACGGAATCTTTTATACCAGCTGGATGAGGCACTAGAATATGACGCTTCAAGCAAGTATGCGGGGAAACTATTTAAGCAGTTACACAGAGATGCAGATATGAGCTGCGCCGACATCTTCCGCGCGCTGGACGTCGGCTGGACGGTCAAGCAACCGAAGCGCTGGTATGTTAAGACGCCGAAAGAATGGGATGGCAGGGGAGAAAGGCAACGATTCTATAAACGCAACGACAACAGTATCGGCCAAGCTATAGAAAGGTTTGCCGATAACTCCACTGACGAGCAGTTTACCGCCGAAGAAATCGAGCGATACCGCCTAGGCAGATTCGAGAAAGTGGAGGTGGAAGACTGATGGCATTGAACCCCGCACTTTTTACTAGCACCAAAAATGATTGGGAAACACCTAAGGATTTGTTTGAACGCTTGAATTCCAAGTATCACTTCACTTTTGACTTAGCGGCTAGTAGCACTAATCACAAGTGCGACAGGTACTTCACTAAACAGGACGACGCGCTAAGCCAAGACTGGACAGCAATAAAAGGGCCACTATTCCTTAATCCGCCGTACGGCCGGAATTTGCGGCAATGGGTCGAAAAAGCTTGTAATACCGCCAGCGCGACCAATTTAACAATAGTCCTATTGATTCCAGCGCGGACTGACACAAGCTATTGGCATGACTTCATATTTGGAAAAGCTAACGTTGAATTTATCCGTGGCAGATTGAAGTTTGAGGTAAATGGGATACCAGGTAATTCAGCCCCATTTCCTAGTGCGATTGTAATTTACAACAAACCAGTGGAGGTGACCGACCATGACTAGCATGTGGATGGTACAAGACGATGACGGACGGTATCTTATCTACGACCTCAATTATGAGGAATTCAAATTTTTATCTAAAAACAGCGGTTTCGTGACGAGCCATGTTGATGCAAGTAAATTCGCCACCAACTACGGCGGTCACCTAGTCGAGATGGTGCCAGCAAAGCCTAAGGTGCCTGTTAGTCAGGAAGAAGCAGAGATGCTGAGAAAAGCCGGGGCAGACGGTTACTCAGTTGGAAAGACAATTGTCGATTTTGTTAACAACGCCGGCCTTGACACTGTGATTTGCAGTGATGAAAACCTGCTACAACACGAAGACCGCCTCATACGTGCCTATGTCGACGGCTACACGGTGGTTGAGCCGACGAAGTACAACATTAAGGTGCCACATTTGCAGGGATGGTACTACTACCATGTTGACGATCAAGGCAACATATTACCAGCCAGCGATAAGCATAATAGCGACGAAAACCAGCAGTTCACCGCTGCCGAAATCAAGCACTACGGCCTAGAGGACTGCGAAAAAGAAGAGGTGACTGACGATGACGAGTGATGAAACTAAACAGGCATACGCACTAATCACTGTTGGAGATTTGATGGACTATTTCCTAAAACGAGCCGACCAGGTACCTGATGAGTTGTCAGCACAATTTATCTCAGACATTTCCTTTGGAATGATGCATGTATTCAATCCAGAAGAGACGATTAGAGTGCCAACAAAAGGAGTGATTTACCGATGAGCAATGAAACGAAGCGGGACGTGTTCGATAAATTGTTAAATGAGTATGTTGATGATGAGCGTCGAATTGATGGGCTAGTCTATGAACCCGACCAACACATTGGAGAACTCGACCGAGAGTATTTCGCAACCTGTTATTCTGCCGCCCTGCCAGATGATATGCCGGTTCTACCAGAATTGATTGGTAAATACCTAAAAATGTGGAAGCATGACCACGGAGATTTATTTCAGGCGTTTGATGAGGGCACGTCAGCGAGCTTAGATGGTACTAAATGGGAAAGCGTGCAAGATTGGTTCGGCGTTGCCAAAGATAGTTTTGACACTTTTGCCTGCGCATGGCTAGACGGCGTGTGGCGTGTGAAAGAAACAGGCGAAATCGTGAAAGTGGAGGCGGAGAAATGAACGAATTAGAGCAATACATTCAGCCGGGCTGGACTTCGCGCCCGCTGACGGCGGAAGAAGCAACGCACTTCAGTGACCCAGACAATTGGATTTATGTCGATTGCGACGTAAATTGCTACGGGAATATCACTAGCGGCCGCAGCTATTGGGTAAAGCGAGAGTGGGAGACGGCCGTGAAAAAAGGCTATTACATGGCGTAGGAGGCGCGCGATGACGACTAGCGAAACGATTATCAACCTCAATACAGCAATTGCCGAAGCCAAGCGACGTGGGGACGACACGAAACAAATTTCTGACACACATCACACTTTTGCAGAGCTGTATCGCCAGCGTGCGTATCTATTTGCGGCTTTATTGCGCGCGTATCCGTGCAGGAGTTTCCGTAGCAAATTGCACGATGACGGGACTATGTTTAACGGTGATTTTATAGCTGGCATTGAAACAGCAGCCGGTCAGTATACCTTTCATTTTAAGTTGAAGTACTGGCGACTGTTTGACGGCGTTCAGACACTAAGCCACGCGCCAAAATATGACGGGCATATGCCAGGCGCTGTGGTCAGATTAATGTCTCTGGAGTGGAGGCCAACTGATGACGATTAAATATGAGTGCCAAGACATGTTTTCACACGAGTTTATCGCTACGTTCGACACCTACGATGAAGCCGATAACTTCGTGGACGCAGCGTATGACAAACCCGAATGGTGGACGATACCAGCAATAACAATTGTGGAGGTACGCGAATGAGAGAGATTAAGTTTCGAGCGTGGGACACAGCACAAAAAATGATGGCAGGTGTGACCGACATGGAATTCTACGATGGCAAGCTGGGGTGGATTAACACTGCGAGCTTTGACGATGAAACGAAAAACCAGAATGATGGCGACCCGAGCTACTTGATTCCAATGCAGTACACCGGTCTTCACGACAGCAACGGCCAGAAAATCTATGAAGGTGATGTACTGGAGTGCATCTCATTCACCTATGGCAACGGGGAAACAAAGACGGGTAATTTTTTGGTTCAATACCACGAAATGAGTGCAGGGTTCATTGCCGGCCCTTATATGCTAGGGAAGATTATGGACATTAGAAAGTGCAAGGTAGCCGGCAACATCTACGAAAACCCGGAGCTACTGGAGGTACGGCATGATAACTAAAGCAGCAGAGACACCAGCACAGGCACACTGCCCGTACTGTCACCCAAACGAAGAGGGCAAAATTGCAATCTTGGAAGCGGCCAACGGTTGGCTGGTAATCGACCCGGAGTCATCCCGACTGATTAGTCGCGAGGACTGGGACTACCGTTACGACGGCCCGAGTGGCTACAGCGAGAGCAGCCACATCAACTATTGCTATATGTGCGGGAGGCAATTGAATGGCGAATAAGTACTACTTGATGCCAAACCCAGGCCTCGTTCTAGAACGGCACACACGGTACCAACTCGATTGCCCGTACTGCCACAAAGACAAGCCACTTGTGGACGACAACGTCTCGTACGTAGCCGTTGAGCATAGCGCAGGACTACTGTGGTTTAACAGCGACAAGTTCGTTGGCGACAATGAAACGGAGTTCGTGCACATCAGCTACTGCCCAATGTGCGGGAGGCGACTAGATGACAAAAACCTTTGAACAGTATATCGGCGGTATGGTCAAGGCGGCCGCGATGGGCGAACTACCCGACGAACCGCGCCTGTACTATCTCGTGCGTTACTACCCCAAAGCCGCACAGCACGATTACTACCTCGTCCGCTCCGGACACACGCGGGTGGAGCTACCGGGATACCGATATCCGGACGCACAGTGGACGTGGGACGAATGCGAGCGCGTGGACAGCAAGCACCGATATAAACGCGTGCTGGTGGAGGAATAATGATGTTAACGTTTCTAAATTTTGTATTTGGCGCAATCGCAGTATCCTTTGCGGTTGCCATGATTGCGACGGTCGCATTTATAATCTACCTATTCGTTTCGGCGATTAGAGGTGACGACTAATGCCAGATACACCAGAGGGCATACCTGCAGCCGACGCGCAGGCGTATGAAGAATATTTAAGGGAGCAGGGTGACTAAAATCGAAGAGCTATCAAAACGGCGTTTAGCGGAGTTAGATGAATTGTTTGAAGACTACCAAACTATCGACCACGACATCCGTGTGCGTGAATATGAGCTAGATCATCCCATCCCCGAACAAGACGACAACATCGGTGGTGGCAGGTCGACGGTCATTGCTCGACCGCAAGAACGCATTGCCATCAAGCGTGACGATGACCGACGGCTACAATATCTCTACAAGCTCAAGCAGGACTGCGCAACTGTGATTGCCATGATGGACGAGAGCCAGTACAGCCTGTACCAGCTACGTTATCAGCACGGCGGTTATTATAGCTGGGCAGAGGTAGCCGACCAACTGCATATCGGCAGGTCAGCAGTGTACCGCAAGCGATTCGCACTACTAAGCCTACTAGCAAAGCAAAGAGGAATAATTTAGTAGTTTTAACATTTTGGGACAAAAATCGGTGGTATTCCCACTGATAAACGATTTAAATTGTAGTATAGGCATTTGAGATTGAGGCATAACAGTCATGCAGCTCACCACCTAATGCCTAGTGCGTGTGCATCGGAAGCCAAACATATAGCAGCGGTTCGAGTCCGCTGGCACGCATATGCTGTGCTCATTCATAGAAAGCACAGCGCGGTTACCAGCGGCCGTATGAATTGCGCTGGGTGAGTCCTTGGCGCGTACGTCTCGATTTAATATTGCGATGTTTGGCACCATTGCTTGAGCTGCCCTTAGGTGAGACGGCTTTTATTATGCAATTAAGGAGTCCTAAAACGATGATCGAAAGTAAAACATTGAAACAAGCATTCAAAGTTCACAAACTCGTTCAAAGGCTGGGCACATCTGAAGATGCCGCCAAATCTGCTGATATGCTAGGCGCAATTGATCGAGCAATCAGCGAAAATATCAGCCTCAGGCAACAGTTGGCGTATACTAAAGCCAAAACGAAGTGAGGTATATGCTGTGTCTTCTATGAGTGAAGTGTCAGATACTATTGGAACGATTGTTGATATTGCGAAACGAATTAAGAACTATGAGCTTGTTAAGGAAGTCGGGGAGTTACAGAGAATGACGTTTGAATTGTTTGCTGAAAACTCTAAGCTTCGTTCTGAACTCGAAGTTGCGAAGCGTGATAACGACTTCAACGCAAAGACCACCTTTCGTGATGGCGTGTATTGGGTAGACGGTGATGATACACCGTTTTGTGCTCGTTGCTGGGAAGCTGACCGAAAGATGATTCATCTTCAAACTACTGATTGGGGCGGATATATTTGTCCAGAAGAATTATATCGTGAAAAAAAGTAGAACCTAGGCGTCCAAGCATGTTTAGCTTGTGGCGCTATTTTTATGCAATCAAAACCAGTATCGTCTTCATAAATCGCGAGGCCTTTTTTAAACCGTTTTTGGCAGAGCCAGAAAGCATTTAGAGGGGCTGAAAGGTCGCGGGTTCGAGTCCCGTCGGTTGCATAGCAGCTTATCCTTCAGTGGGTACGAACGGAAAACAAACCATGCGGCTCACGACTGGAAGAACCCCGCGAAAAATGGAAAAGGAGCCAGTCATCCTTAGTACATTGGCCATGTTTGGTGGTATCTTGGCCATTATGCGAGCAGCAGACAAGGGAAGGCATTGATACCGGTTAAGCAATGCTGAAACGGGACGGTGCAACTCCGTCTGCTCGCTTTGGAGTCTGTAACTCCAAGAGCACTAGATATAACTTCGATGTAGTATTCCAGTTCATGCTGGAGTATTATTTCATTGAGGTGATATTTATGACAGAAGATTGCAATGCTGAAATTGATTACTTAGAAAAAGAAATTAAAAACAAAAGCTTTGTTAGACAATCTGTTCGTGAATTAAAGCAAAAAGCGATCGAATTGAATCTTGACCCCCAAAAAATCCAAGATTTGCTAGATATTCTTTTTTATTCTGAGATTATAACCTTTTCACCACAATTTGTTAGTGGCGAAGATGCACGCCTACTTCATTTTGGAACAGCTAGCAATACTATTAAAAAATTAGAAGCAATCAGAAAAGGCTAAGAATTATATTTTCATTTGCTATTTATGTAAAGACCAACATGCACTCCGCCAAACGGTGAGGTGCTATTTTTATATATAATTTCAGAAGGCGAGTAAATGCAATGGACAGATAAACAAATTGGAACGATGCGCAAGCTCGCCTCGGAAGGCTTTACAAGACGCGAGACAGCAGACAAGCTAGGAATTAGCTACGATGCAGTCCAGAAGAAATCGCGGCGGCTTGGAATTGAGTTTCAATCACCCATGCCTAATGAATACGATTCAGACGGCACGCATACAACCTATACAATACACAGCCACCTTAACGGTGGCTATTTTTATGGAGGTGATTACATTGCTATCAAAGCTCGCCTATGTCAACGGCCGACCAGCCCTGGTGCCAGCAAGCCAGCGGGTACGTCAACAATCAGACCGGCAGTATAACCAGCACCGTGCCCAGGCTAAACCCGAGTACCTGGCGTTCTACCGGAGTGCTGCGTGGCTGCATGTGCGTGAGCAAGCGTTGCTTCGCGATGATTACCTTTGTCAACGATGTGGATTAGAAGCGACTTTGGTCGACCATATCATCCCCAGCGAAGACGACTGGGATAACCGATTATCCCTAGACAACCTGGAGTCTCTATGCCGTGACTGCCACTACTGGAAAACGCGCCGGGAGACAATCAAACGCAAGAAAGGAAGCGTCCGTGCCATGCGTATCAATATCGTTTGCGGTTATCCTGGCAGTGGCAAGACCACCTATGTCCGCGCCCATTCCGGTGATCATGACCTGATCTACTCGTACGACGACCTGATGGCAGCACTGACCGGCTTACCTGACCATGTGCACAGCATGGACGTGGCCGACTATGTGGACCTGTTTTACGAGCTGCTGATTCGTAAGCTCAAGGCAGAGCAAACCTTCGAGACTGTTTGGATCATTAGGACTTTCCCTGATGACAAGCTCGACAGTTTGCTAGTCAATCGAGACTTGCATCATCTACTCATCGACACATCTCGAACAGTAGTCGAAGCGAGACTTGCGAAGCAGAATCGTTTGTCTGATTCAATGAAACAAACTTTAAATAATTTTGATGAAGCAAAAGCAAACGAAAAATTTGCCAAATTCAAAATTGTAAATTCAAAAATTTAATTTTTTTCGAGCGCTGGATACCGCACCCCACCCCCGTCCAATCTTTCGGGGCCTAGGTTGCACGACGCTCTTGAA